ATCAATGAAACAATGACAAGTCTGTGTGTATGTAATGTGTATCAGAAGGATGATTTAGCGAAAATCGGCGCTATTTAACATAATGGATCTTATCGGCACCAGGCCGGGAGCACTCGTTACAATATTGTTCCCAACTGGCCAAAAAGGGATGTTTTCCTGTCTTAAAACTGTCTGTTTTCATGTTGCACATTTGTTAACAAAACAAGCTTTCTAATTTGACCTAATTTAAAGGCTCAAATGGCCGTTTTAAGCACTTTCCCAGCGAAGACGAACAATGGGCGGTCATTTTCGATTCATGAGCGCTTACGGTCAGAAATGGGCGCGATTTTTCATGTTGGCCACCGCCCTTTGCCCCTTATCCTGTTAAGCTGGGTTTTAAGTCCACGAAATGGATCGCGGCGTAGTTGTTTCCGGTCGGAGACGTGGGGGCTTTACAGCGGGTTGCCCGGCTATGCCGGGTGCTACCTTAGAGGTTGACCTTTCCGAACCGGCGCGGCGTAAGCCGCTGCAAGGGCGGTCATTTATCCACATTCGAAGAATGCGATAAGTCTTTTTGATCAAAGAACATCTTTAAAAAGGAAAAAGAAACATTGCGGATAAAACAAGGAACCATTAGCAAATAAATGAAAGAAACCATTTGCGGATAATGTGAGTAATTATTCTTTGATGGGGAAAAACAGGGGGCGACGTCGAGAGGTAGCGCTCAGATTTGTATAAAAAACGAGCGTAGATGTTGCCAGGATGAACGATGCCCCCGCAAGCCAATGCGGTTAACGTCGAGGTGATCTATTCAGGTACAGGAGGAGACGAGGTTACTCGCCGTAATAGCGACATGGCACGCTTTTTAATGCCATCAGCCCCGAGTTCTATTAACTCGGCCAGCGGTAGTGATTTGGTTAGTGATTTAATGAGGGTATGTAGCTGCTGCTCAGTATCTTTACGACTTGCCCGGCGCGCTAATGTACGCTCACGCTTACGGGTTGCCTTTTCGCGGCTGCGCTCGCGTTGTCTCTCGCGCCATGCTGACATGCGTTCCGCTAGCCGCTGTTTAAGGTCGATCTCTTCCTCATCACCATAGGCCAACGGCTTACCCTGGAAATTAGCGCGCATACGTGCGGCCGCGCGCCATGCTTTTTCCGTCGTACCACATATGGCCATCCCAACAGCGGTAATAACAACAACAGCGGATAGAAATTTACCCGTCTCTGGGTCACGCTCAATGCTAGTTTGGGTTGCGCCAGCCGCGTCCAGGTTTTTCAAGGCACGGGTAAACCGTGTAATGCCCTTGTTACCCGATGCTGATTTGCTTTGTAGCCCGCACTGAGCTGACATGCTTGTACAGCTGATCGTTGTTGAGGCGGTCAGAACGTCGGCGTTTGCTATTAGAGTGCGAAGAGTTGCGTTTATGCTGTTGCGGCCATGCTTCCGTATAGTGCGTTGACGACCAGTGAACATGTAGAACGCGGGATGAGTAGTGAGATCGGCCTCACCCATGCTATCAAGCAAACGAGTGATAAACGCGGGCATATGCCGCTTGTATGTATCTGGTCGCTTGTACCTCGGATCGGGGTTGATAATCCCCGGCCGTGGCTCTGATGAGTGGGTTTCCATTTTCCTGGCCTAATGCTTGCTATTCGCTTGCATTGTCAGCCAGAGGCACACTATAATCGGAGTTGTCGAGGCTCGATTTGTTGTGTGGCTTATGGCTGACAATGATTTGAACCGCAGAGGCCCGCTAATTCGTTAGCGGGCCTTTGTTCTTCTAGACTCCCGCGATACCCTGCGAAAGCGCCCATAAATCCCATACTGCATGTTTTGCTACGTTTTGTAGTCAACAGGTGAACTCTAGCACATGGCCCGGCGTTATGCACCAGATCCCGTACTGAATGGGTTCAAATTACCCAACTCCTTGTTAAAGATCCAGAAAGGATCGCAAAACGATCAATATTCTACTCTATCGGAGCACAGCGTCAAACAGATACTGATGGTGTTGTGATTCATCCCCACCCTAGCCAAGGCGCTTTGCTATCCGTAGCGTGGATTGGTAAAATACCTACTAATAGATAGACTGAATAAAAAGAATAAGGAAATATGATTAAGTATCGTTCAGACATAGATGGATTAAGAGCAATTGCAGTGTTGTTCGTTCTCATGTTCCACGGAGGACTGAGCTTATTCCCATCAGGATTTATTGGTGTTGATATATTTTTTGTGATTTCAGGTTTTTTGATAACATCAATAATAAAAGCATCTTTAAAAAACAGTGACTTTTCACTCTCAGGCTTTTATGTCCGCCGTTTGTGGAGGCTACAGCCAGCATTAATTACTGTTATAATTTTCACTTTAATATTAGCAACCATATTCTACTTGCCAACCGATTTCATTGATTATATAAGAAGTGCAAAATACACAACTTTATTAACTTCAAATCAGTATTTTGCTCGGTCAACTACAGGGTATGCATCGCCCGACACTGCCTACCTATTGCTGTTACATACTTGGTCATTATCCATAGAATGGCAATGGTATCTGTTACTACCAGCAGGGATTTTACTTCTTAACCGTTATCTTTCAGATAGAAACGCAAAAATAGTAACTCTTATTATCACAGTAAGTATGTTGGGGTTATCACTGTATCTCTCTGATAAATACCCAAGCAAAAGCTATTACTTCTTAACCTCTCGTATTTTTGAGTTTATGATAGGTGGCTGTCTTATTGTATTTAACCATGCTCAATTAAAATTAAAACAAAGCACTGCCTCTATATTAGGTGTTCTGTCTTTAGTAGCAATAATTTATTGCGCCACCAGAACGAATATCGTACTTGGCTACCCAGATTATCATGCAGTAATTGTTAGCATTGCTACAGCGTTACTCATTTTAGTAGGCACTTCGACTAACGGTATCGCATCACGTATATTGTCTCTGCCTCCATTGGTTTTTGTTGGTTCCATTTCTTACTCTTTATATCTTTGGCACTGGCCAATTTTTGCCACAGGCAGATACTTAGGACTAACAGAAAATACATTATTTACGATTATCTGTTTCGTAGTAACGTTTGTTGCTGCGTATCTTTCCTATATTTTCATTGAAAAACCATGCAGAAAGATTCGGTGGTCATTAACTAAATCTCTTTCAATACTGGTAATCATACCTGCATTGTTTTTCTTGATTTCATACCCTATCAGTGAAAAATATAATGGTTTTAATAGCCGATTTGGTTCAGAGTACGCCCGTATTGAATCCACCTTACAAAAATACGCATCCCCTTACAGGGAGTCGTGCCTCAATGGGAATACTGATGGCGCAGATAAAAACTGTATAGTGGGGGATGTCAGTTCTAACAAACGAGCATTATTAATTGGTGATTCTAATTCTAATCATTTCTGGAGTTTCTTTGATGCTCTGGCAAAAGATGCTCATATGTCAGTTATGGTTCAAGGTACATCTTCGTGTCTAACCCTTCCGGGCATTTACCAATTCGACTGGTGGTACTTTAAGAATACGGTTTATAACGAATGTCACGATAACACCGAAAGATATTACGATAATATCAAGAAAGGAAAATTTGATTATGTAATCCTCGGTGAGGTGTGGATGAACTATGCTGGTGATAATATCATTAACAACATCGGTGATAAACGTTCAATTAATTTATCGAGGGTAAGAATAGAAGCGGCAATGAGGAACGCACTGGATATCATTATAAAATCTGGCGCAAAACCAGTTATTATAAAAACGATCTACGTCATGCCACAAAACTACATGAGTTGTTTTTATCAGCATATAAAGATAAGGAAGGATTACACCCCTAACAGCTGTAACCCTAACCTTTGGGTAGGGGACAATAATGAATGGTTCACTCAATTATTTAATAAAATTAAAAATGATTATCCCTCATTGATCGTGATAGACCCTAAAGATGTGCAATGTTCGGGTAACACCTGCAAAACGGATATTGATGGCATCCCGGTATATCGTGATGTGGGCCACTTCACCGATTACGCTTCCCATAAATTTGGTGAGCAGTACATAGAACGCTACAAAAACCCTTTTAAATAACTGAAACCATAACCGGTCATAATGGCCGGTTTATTCATTCAGGCAAAGCGGGCCAATCTGCAACAGCAGGATCAACTCGACTCAAAAGTACACGATACGTTTTCCAATCGGTAAGTTTTTTCTTCTCATCATCAGTAGCCATTTCCAATTCAACTGAATCCTGAAGGGTAGCAATCCTCTCATTTGCCACCTGCATCAAACTGTTTTTTTTAGCCGTTGCCTCCGATAACATAGCCGATTTTTCTGCCTCTTCGTCTTTAACCCATGCTTTCCCGTTCCATTTTTGGTACTGGCCATTTGGTGCTATTAAAGTGGTGTTTTCCGGTAACAATCCAAGTTCCGTTATATACATTGCATTCCCAGTTACCGTATCAAAAACAGTCTTTCCACGATAGTCATCCACCAGCGACCAGATAGATTTTGAACTATTAAATATAGCGACCTTCCCCGCTGGCACTTCCATTGGCTCAATATCGGTACAGTAGGCAGGTAACCCGGTGTGTGATGGAATACAAGCATCACTCGCACCAATAAACTCTTTAGTATCTGCTCTCAAATTATAAATAGTAATGGTTTGCGCTTCTTCTTTCATTTTAAATGTCATTATGCGAGCCTCACGAGATAATTAAATGCAATGTTTTTGACTGTATTTTCTGTATTACCTGCTGCGTCCACGGTTATAGTATGTCCGTGCGAACCAAGTACGACAGTATGACTGTGAGCACCAATAGGGACCGTATGACTGTGGCCGCCAATGGCTGTCCAGTGATCATGCGCGCCAATATACACACTGTGCGCATGGTTACCAGCGGAGCCGGTATTTGTATTTGCAGGCCCTTGCCATGTTAAATTTGCAGACGCAATATTACCGCCACCAGATAGCGCCGGTGATATAGTATGAGTGTGCTCACCCTGTGCATCAGTGCTTTTGCTGCCATAGTCAAAACCATTCGCTTGCTTTGAACCATAATCAAACCAGCTGGTCGTCGGGGAACCATAATCATGAGATGAGGACGTTTTAGTACCCAAATCAGTTGCTGCGGCTGTCGCTGTATGCGTATGCGATTTAATGCCATCAGCCTCAACACTCAACACCGTGCGGCCGCTGGCAGGCTTACCTTTTATCGTCTGCCCGCGCATATCAGGGATAATCCCTGACGGGTAAGCGATCGCAAGTTTAGGATATTTGGCCGTATCAAATGTCTGTCCCTGCATCAAAGCATAACCATCAGGGATAGTCTCTGACGGCCAGGGAATAGGCGAGCCAATAGGATTACCAAAATCATCCGCATCAGATTTAGCTAAATAGACTGAATTTAATATTTCGAATATTTGTTGGTTATTATCCGGGTCTAGCACCCCACCATTTTTAGTAATTACATTACATAGTTCTCGCTGTATGGTGTTAAACCACTTAGCAGGTAATAAGGTAGGACTTACCCCACCAGCCACATTACCATCGGTAAATTCACCGTCTGGCGTGGCGGTATTGGTAATATCGCCAATTTTTTGCATAGAAAACCCTCAAAAGTTAATTTGATTAATTTAAAAAACGTTTTATTTAATCAGTGATAGCCAAATAACAGCACAGTGAACGGCGGAGCCAGTTGGTTAAGTGTACATTCCAGAATTTTATTGCCCCAGGTAGCCAGCGGTTCACCACAATAAGTCACGCCACATTTAGCCTGAACATACGTTGTTTGTTGGGCGTTAACCCGCCAGACAAATGGCCAGTCATCCCCGTTAATAGCCTCACCGCATACGCTAAACCCAGCACGCGCCTGGCGAAACTCATCAATGGTAATGTCATATCCCAGCGTTTTGGCCAAACTGATATAAAACTGTTTTGATAGTGATCCTTTGCCCACCAGACGAGAAACAACAGCCTGGCGGCGGCGCTCAATGGTATATGTTTCGCCAATCGTGCAATTATCCGGCAGACCTAATGACTCTTCCCATTCCGGTAGCAACTCCAGCGCCGTGGCCGGGAAACCACCAGTAAGTAGACTAATCGCGCTGGCGTCCACGCGTTGAAATGACCTGGCTAACGCCTGAGCCAGCTTGGTTAGTGGATTATCGGGCCCCGTTTGCCAAACCCGCCCGCGCGGAAAATGCGCCAGTAACGCCGATTGATAATCGGACGTAGTGAATAGGCTGGTCATGTAATGGTCACCGTTCCGAGTTGCGGGAGTTCGCCAACACCCAGCGTTATATTCTGAGTAGGGGAGGTAATCAAAAATCCATCCGTTCCCGGAACAGAAGCGATCCCCGCGTTAATTGACGAGAGGGTTACAATACCTTCCCCTGTAGGGTCTCCTCGGGTAAAAAACACCAGGTTAATCGCGGTGCTAATGGCAGCGGTTAGGTCCTGATCCTGTTTGATGATGCCGGTAATGGCAAAATCAATAACTTTAGGGATCGGGGAAGCAAGATAGACCAATGCCGTTATCGTCTGATTCGGATAAATGGCATCGGCAACGCGCAGCTGGTCACCGGTGGCTTTTGCGTAGTAGCCCCAGGTTTCATACTGCGAGAGGCCATCAGTGCCAACAGGAAAGCCGTGGTTGGTCTGATCGTCGCCATCGCACATGATGTATATTCCGACCGTTCCCACGCCCATCAGACGGCGCACACACCACGCACGCGTGACACCTGAGACCGCCAGCGCCCAATTTACATAGTCAGTCTCGCTCCCGCCTTGAGGTAATGCCTGATAGGCCAGTAGCATTCGGGTTCGTAAAGGCTCGTCTGTCTCAACGTTAGCACCACCAGTAGCCGGATTAATCAGCGTGACCTGTGAATCAACACCGGAATAACTGTTATCAAGTGTCAGCACGGTTCCCACAGGCGCATTACCGAGTGCTCCACCAGCGGTAGGATCATCAAGCGGAGAGAGTAGAACGGCGGTTACTGGCGTTAGCGCAGTGCCATCAAGCCCGATGGTTACAGCATTATCCAGGGTGTATTTGATCCCATCCTTGCGATTGATAACGGCTCCGGCCGGGACTGACCCTCCAGCCCCTGTTAATTTGGCGGCTGAGCTTTTGGCGGCGGTGGCAGGTTTTCGATATACAGTCACCAATGCCGCCCACGCTTCTAAATACTCATCGGTTGCGGTAAAGGGCGTTGATTGTTGTGCTACCCAGTCAAGATAGCCATAGTGGCCATATGACAAACCAGCCTGAACATCACCGGTGATCGCCAGGTTCGAAAACCGAAGTAGCCCACCTGTTTTCGGTAACGCACTCTTTATATCGCTCTTAACCTGCGCCCTCAGATCAGTGAGTGTCGGGTGCTTATACGGCATTCGCTATTTCTCCCCATGCCCAGTCAAATTCAAAACTTCTTTTGCTCCCGTCCGGCTGCTCAATAGCAACGTACAGATATAAGGTCGACGGATAGACTATGCGGTAAGTTACCTCGACAGATCCCGCTATAAGGTCATCAATCATCCATTGCAGCGCCTCGCGGGCGTAGTCTTTGGCCTTTTCGGCCGTGTCACGGGATAAACGCTGGCGATAAATCAGCCATAAGCGGGAGCCTATGCGGTAATCCTCGCCCAAATCCCCCCACCAGCCCCGGCGCTCGTCACCATCGTAGGTATCATCTGCCCGCGCTTGCTGATCGGTAAAAAGGGAAATTAAAACTGCTGTATCGAGATCGTCACCGCTGGCCAGATCGCCGGTTTCTGATACCCAGCCACCGGAATCTATTTTCCAGACTGTTTTGATATCACTCACGGACTACCCTCCTACGGGGTTAGACGGCTTTTCACTGTCGATTGTGTCGTTACCACCCTGAACGTTTTTAACCTGGTGATCATGGTCGTTATACGCCTCTCGGAGCTGCTTAAGCGTTGCTGTGTTGCTTTCGCAGTTATCAATAATGTCACCGGTGCATTTCAGAATCGGCGTTTTGGCCATAATCTCCTCACTGGCCGTAATCGTCACGATCGTTGAGTTCACAACGTCCACCGGCTGACCCGCTGCGTCTATGGTTATGCCTGTTTCCGTGAGCTTTACGAGCTGGCCCCACTGGCTATAGATAACTGTTTCTCCGGGTTTCAGGCCAGATTGCCGATGGGATTGATGATTTGACGCAATAATTACGCCTGATGAACGGTCCCCACCTAAAAACGCGATTACCACGTCAGAGCCCACCGGCAAACCAGACGAAAAACCAAAGTCACTCATACGCGGCGTATCGCCTCGCACCTCTAAGGGCGTCTGTACCTGTAGCTTTTGAATGGGGCCGCTATCGCTGGCCGCCGTCACGCGGCCAATAGATAACGCCATCTGAACGCGGCGCAAAAGTTGCCGGTAAGCGGCGCTGATATCCATTAGTAATTAAGCTCCCTTACCTGCTGATAGAACTGGTACGGCTCAACGGTGAACGCCTCTGGCGGCATCAAAATAAGCTCGGCCGTTGTCCCACGCTGATCGCGCGTAAACGTCACCTCACAGAGCAACCAATACATATCAGTAATGTTAAAAACAGGAATGCTAATGGGAACCTGGGTGTTGATTTCCCAAAGTTTGCCGGACTTATCGCGCCAGCTGTCCACAACTACGCGGAGGGCTTTTGAACGGCCATAGCGCCGGTTCATTTCCCAGTCGATATACTGCTGAGCCACGCCATTCGCGATCATCGTGCTTTCAATAATGTCTATTTTCTTACGATGGCGCATTTTTTCAGGGTCCTGAGCGCTGGCCAGAAACGTTCCGCCATATTCAACGGAGGACCCCACTTCATAAAGCGGCGTAACCGACATGGACAACCCTACATAATCGGAAAAACGCTGGTCTATGCTGCTTTGATAGTCCGCCGCCTGTATGTTCTCGCCCTGCATCACCCCTGACGCGGCTTTTTGTGTGCCTACGCGGGTGAGGTATAAATTGCCGTCCGGGAGGTCATACGCAAGTAACGCGCTCCAGCGGCACACACGATCAATAATTTCTTGAGAACTTTCCCCCCAGTTAATCGTAAATTGCGGCGCGGCCTGTAGGCCGGTAACGTCTGTTGTTACGTCAATATCGTAAGGCGCGGCGAGACGCTGAGACATGGCCAGCGCATCAAGCCCCGTCATAACATTACTTTCCCACTCTGCCGAGCAATCAACCAGGTCCTGGCATTTTCCACGACCGGTCACACGGATCTGATGCTGATTCGGGCGAATTGATGGACACCAACGGTCAACGTAGCCGGTTATTACTATGTCTTCTCCCAGCTTCACAACGCACGGATCACCAGGGCTAACCAACTGCTGTTGTTCGTCACCGGGGTAATAATCCATGATGGAAATATCAAAATCTGAGGGCATTCTCTCGATGCCGCGCGTAATCCGTATCCGGTCCCAGCCGTGTAACACACGCCCCCTGACCTCAAGGTATAGCTCGTCTACTTTTTCCGTTTTTTCGACTGTCATTTGCTGAGCGCCTTAAAATCCAGTGGCATAAATGCCGGGTGAACAGGATTAACGCATCTCACCAGCTCGTTATTGCGTGCCGGGTCCTGATAAATACGCTCAGAAAGAACAAGCGAGGGGAGAGAGGTATAAAACTGGTATTCAGTGAAACGAGCCAGATTTGCGCCACGTTCTGTCAGCGTTGAAACAACCGTATTATGTAACGCGATCAAATCACGGTATGTGTCATCGTGTCCCATATCAGCCGCATTGATCGCGCCAACCTCCAGAGCCTCACCCGCCAGGGTCATAACGTCCCAGGCGTCATCATGAGATACCGGCTGATAATTGAGCGCAGCACGCCCCAGATAAGCCAGAGCAAGGCGCTGAAAAAAGAGTGTCGCGGCATCTTGTACCGCACCGTCAACGCCAGGAACATAATCACCGGTTTCAAACACAGACAGATTAATAAAAATTCGGATCTGGTCCTGTGGTTCACTGACCGACAGCACAACGGCGGATAGCAGCTCATTGCCTTTTTCAGCATAAGTTTCAGCGTCAACCGATTTAACCAACTCATCACCGACTGTGGCCACTTTGCCGCGATTCTGAGCACTGGCGGCCTTTTGCTTCTGCATTAAGACCGGGTAGGTTTGGTTACTCACCAACCCACTATTGCTCGATGGCTGAAACCGGCCGTAATTGTTGCTGTCAAAAACATCGGTGATGGTATTGATAAGGTTATTGGCTTCATTTACCGTGCCGGTTACCTGGCTAACCCAAAAAACAGCGGTACTTTGCAACGTCTGAATCAGCGCCGTACTCTTCCTGAGTATGCTGTTGATGGTCGTAACAAACTGGAGCGTCGTTGTAGCGATAGACTTTAACCACGACTCCTCATCCGGGAGCGGGGTTGACGTCGTAACCGGAAACACCTTTAACCCGGACTCGATCGCCCTGAGCGTGAACTCAAAGTAGCGGCCGTTATCCCATTGCTCAACAATCTGGAGCCCCCCAGCAGGAATACTTACCGTTAACTCACCATATGTCGGGTGAATCAGTGTCCCGGCACCGGCTGTTTCACATGCAGCAATGAGATTGGAACGCTGATCAATTACCGCCCCGCCGCCATATATAACGCTATCCTCAACCAAAAAGCCCTTCACGGTAAATTTACGGGTTGCCCTACCCAAATCCTCAACCCACGGTTTATCACGATACGGGTACTCATGGACGGCCGTTTTACGGCCAAATGAGCTTTGTCCCCCAAGAACGGCAAAGGGGACACCTCTGAATTGTGCTTTCTGGAGTGTTTCAAACCACTTTTTAGACCCCTCGGGATCAAAGAAGTCGGTCACTGTATCAATCAGGCTCATAGCTACCCCGTAAATGGCATAGAGACCGCAACCCGGCCCCCGGTCGTCCCTGTCGCCTGCGTTTGTTGGTTAGTGCGAGGATCAACCATCGTGACTTCAACCTGTAATTTGGTGTTAGAAAGCCCCTCCCGAACCGCCTCGGAAATACCCTGGCTGTGATCCTGGCTTTTACTGTTATTCACCGTCGATGTGCTGGATTTACTGTTGTTATTTACTGTGGAGGTGTTAGAAACGTTGTTGTTTTCGGTTTTGTTCTGAATCTGGCTAACCGGTTCGCCGCTAATGACGGATTTAACCTGTTCTGAGGACCACGGGTTGTTACCTTCCTGGTTAAACAGGGCAGTTAATACTCGCGCTCTTAACGCTGGATCTGTCAGATTTAATTGATCGCCTGGGTTCACCCCAAGTTCCCGACTGGCTCCCGATATCATGGCGCGCGTATTGTTCCCGTCTGAACGTGGGGAGGCAGTGCTAATGATTTGCTCTATTGTCGTCAGAGGCCGATTCCCTGCGGCCTTACTTTGCCCGGTGTAGTACAACATCAACTGACGATCAGCGGCGGCAATGCCTGCCTCGGGCGTCTCGAATTTTGCAAACCGAGCTGTTCCACCAGCGCCAGGCTCCTTCACCGCACCTTGCTGGCGAGCATAGTTAATATTCCACGGGTTATTATTCCGCACTGACCGCGCGCGAGGGTTAACCCCTGCGCTGGGCTGGCCAATATTTACCCCCTGATAGCTATTTGCACCTGTTGAGTTTGAGCGTTGCAACGCAACGGCCAGATCGCTAGCCAACTGGCTGGCCATTTCTTTAGGGCCGTAATACGCCTGGAATTTCTCACGTAGACCATCCGTCATAACCCCAAAATCCATCGCCGATTTTTCGGTGATGCTCAGCGTCTTATAAAATTCCGGGTCGTTATATCCTTTCCTGAGCTGATCAGATTCATTTCCCCTTGTTACTCCCAGAACCTTCATCAATGAAAAATTGTCTGGTCCATGGGTTAATAAATCAGTAACGCCATCAATACTATCTTTTACTGAGCCATCGGATAACAGCAAACTGTAAAGCCCACCTTTGGTTTTCTGTTTCAGACCGTCCCACGCAGCACCCATTTCATTGATTGCGCCATTGATGCCAGTGAGGTCGTCATTTAACCCATCAGGGACAGTCAGTCCAAAATTTTTAGACTTGCGCATTAACTCATCAAATTTACCTGTTCTGAGTAATCTTAGGCTATTAGCATCAAGGCCCAGCATATCAGAGACTTTTTTCTGATTCTGAGGGCTTAAAGACGGAAATACCTTAGAGAGATTTCGCATCGACCCTATTAAATCAGCAGTTCCATCTTTATTCTTAGCAATCTGAACGCCCATTTGATTAAGAAGAGATAAAGTCTCAACATTTCTGACCTGTAGAGCCTCATTGAAAACACTGTAAAGCCCCTCAACAGATTGTTTAGCCGAATCGGCATCAATACCCAAAACTTGCATCGCACCGGATAACTGAGTGAATCTCTCAACGCTTAATCCCGCATTTTGTGCAGACGTAGAGAGTTCTTGCGCACTTTTTCCCGCCTCTCTCATGCCAGTAACTGTTTTATAAATCCCTGCGGCCGCTGCACCAATGCCAAGAGATAACCCCCCCACCATTTTTAATGGGGGAACCATATCGCCAATTAACTGAACACCATCTTTAGCAAAGGTATTTAACCCCTTAAATTGTCCTATAAGAGAATCCAGACCATTTAAAGTTTCTTGCCCTCCAAGTTTTAAACCTCCTTTTAATTTATCTAACGGTGGGTAGAGAGACTGCACTGAGCGAATAATATTATCAATTTGCTTTGATGCATCATCATTGGCTACCAAATCAAAATCGAACTGCTCACCCATTAATTCCCCCTCCCATGCGTTTCATTTGTAAGTACCAGAATAAAAAACGGCTGGCGGGTAACTTGCCAGCCTCATAAGGACCCCAGTGATAAAAATGTGTAACTTCGGCTACTGCGTTCCCCCAAATGATGGCGGATAGCGCAAAAAATCCAGTAGATATTTCTCCGCTTTCCTATAATCACGGTAATTCATACCCTTAATTATATTTTGTGGGATCAGTGGTTCGCTTAATAATGAAATAAGCAACCCCATTGCCGACATGTTCCCGTTTTTAGACTGCTCATCATAAAACTGTTCAATTTGAGAAAAACAGGGTTCTTTTATCACAAAGCTATTAAAGTTTTCCTTACCATCTACGGAGGATAACGGTTTAATAAGGTTGAGCGTAAATGATGACTCCAGACTATCAAGAAAAGCCAAATCGTTAATTACTGTTGCCACAATTAATTCTCCGTAACCGAAAGACCTTCCCACTTAACATCAAACTTCGCATCCTCGGAATCCACTTCCTGCTCATCGACGGTCCACATATTACTACCAATAATAGTTTTCCCGTTGGCTAACTGAGCAACTACAGTGACATTAGTTTGATTGTTAAAGCCAATAACAGACGTTCCACGACTGTCACGCAATGACATTGAAATAGACCCTGCGGAGGGTTTTTCTTTGTAACCGTGAACACCATCCATTCCGGTTAGTGTTTCACGTTTAACACGAGTGGGTTTATATTTAAACGAACCCTCGACCATAACTGTTAAACCATCAACAGTTACATAAGCGGTCCCCGCGAGCAAACCGGTTGTATCAGCCATAACAGACCCTTAAATATTATGATGATGGTTGTAAGCGGAATTGAGCCAGCACGGCAAAAATACGAAGCTGGTTTATCAGAATGCCATCCCACAGGACGTCCACACGATTTGGGTTACTCGCGTTCGGTTCAACAATCAAACCGGCCGCAAAACCTTTACTGTCCTGAACATAGCCTTGCCATTCCAGAGACTGATACTCAGCAATCAATTCAGCCTTAATTGTCGATGGTGTAACAAGGGCTGAACCTGGCGCAAATCGCGTCCCATCCCTGGCTAACTTCACGCGGCCAAATTTAGACGTGACGATCGAACGCATGTCCCGCATACAGAACATCAGTAAAAACAACGTCTCAACCTGCAAATAGCTGTCGTCCGGCTGGCCATAGCCGTTTAATTGATATGTAGTGATCACGTTCTCAATTTGAACGGAGTCATCAGCCTGCACGGTAAACGTTGAAATGCCGCTATATAACAGCGTATTCCGTTCTGTCAGTGAAAAACGTGACGTCATTGGGGGAGCCAGTACGCCACGAACAACCAGAGTCTGTAGCGGGCGGCCGGGATCATTACGTAAGCTAACCGCACTGGCTCCCGCATAACCTGCGGACCAGGCATATGACGGGGACGGGGAGTCATTCACCCCCATCAGAGAAGCGTGCTGGTCGTTTCGTCCTTCTCCTTTTGAGGTGAGTACACCGTATGTCCCGGACGTTGCACAAAAGGCATGGCCATAAGTTTGCTGACTATAGCTCCAGCGGCCAGTTTGATCATTGAGAAAGTCACGAACGGCATCAAGCGACGTCGTGTCATCATACGGGAAAACGATAAAGTCATAATTGGTATCGTGCAGACTGGCCAGTGCCGTCGATAAATCAGGAGATCCAACCCCACCCGTCATTTTTACAATCGCAATATCTACACCTGGAGGCGAATATTCTCCACCACTGGCCCCAAGATAGTTGAGACGAATATCAATGGTATTGCCCAGCACACCGAGATTTTTAGCTTTTAACTTAACCTGAATGGGATCACCTTCTTCCCCTGTAACCAATTCAGCAGTAACAGGAAGGTCAGCGTTTGTGCTAATTGCCGTCACGATAGCACCACCAATAACGGCGCTGGTATCTGTTGGAACAACGGCAACCTGTACCCGAAGCCCAGCAATATAGAGTGAGATAACTCCGTTGGCGGTCGGAACACCAGTAATGGTTAATTTACCTTCCGCCCCCGTCATTCCGGTAGCAGCATCAGCCACCGGCAACAGGTAAATAGTTCCGCTACTGTCATTTTGTAAATACACATCCATCATAGCCGCCAGCATAGAGCCCTGACCACAAAGGACCTTAGCATTTGCCAAACTGGAACAAATAACAGACTCGTCAGCGGTTGCCGTTCCTGTTTTTAGCATTTGTCCTACAATCAATGTATTTTGATTTACGGTGGCGGTATTTGCTTGAGAGTTATCAACCTCAGCAAAAAACAATGGCGTTCTTAAATTACTTGGCACATTCTGAAAAGGGATCATTTATCACCCCCTTTCGGCTTATTTTCTTTTTTAGTTACTAAAATAACATCTTGATCACGGACACGACGTTGCCAAAAAGGATCGCTGTCTGAAACCTCAGCCCCCTCTTTCGGCAATAATGTACGTTTAAACGGATCGCGAACTTCGCAACCCTCTCTTGGTTTAACGAACATAAATTTAACCCTCAAAGTTGATTTTGACTTTTGGTTGAGTTGTTCCATCTGGCATAACTAACGTAATATCAACTTCTTTAAGATCATCTGAAATGACAGGATAAAAATCATCCGGCCCCTGAAAGTACTCAACAGAAACCAACATTAACAGCTGACCAATATGACCCTCACCGCTTGAATCAATATCTACTCTCGATGAGACAGAGGAATATTTCTGAATCCTGCGGGTTAGTTCATAACTATTAATCAGAGATTTTAATATCTGTTCCTGCAACTCCTCTAATTTAACCTCAGCATTCATCGCCCCATCTTCATTCGACTCGCCGTCAAACTCCTCAACCCGTGCCGTTATGCGTAAAGTTGTTGTGGTATTGAATTTAGGAACGTTTCTATCAATGCCCTTTTTATCGTCAGAGTGCGTCTGAATGAGTATCAACGGGAAAAGATCACTACGGGTAGACCAATCGCGAGGAGAGTAAACCCTCTCCTCTGCGTCCGTATTATCTTTTAACGCGAGAACAGCTAAATTTCTGACCTCTATTGAATCCATATTATTTGCACACGTTAAGTATTAACTTTACGCCTCCATGAGAATCGGGTTGAACATCAGACACCACATAAAGCGTGTTATCTGAATAAATAAACAACCGATCACCTTGCTTGGGTTCCCGCAAAAACTGGCTCAACCTCACACCTATAATGGGTGAGGTTGTGTTTATTTCTGACGAGCCATCAAGCGTTTCAAACTCTTTTGAATAGGGGCGATCAAAAATCCCCTCAGTATCAAAAGCAACACCATTTTTGGGACGGTAGTTTATTGGTTGTCCAAATACCCGTTGGAGTGGAGCAAGTAGTTTTTCATCCCAATTAATCACGGGTTACCCCCCTGTGAAAATCTCTACGCCACCAGCATCAGTAGTAATGGACAAGCCCGCTGTATCCTGGGCGGCTAGCTCCTGACGCAACACAGATAAAGGTTTTACTAACCCAATTGCTGTCAAGCGCTCGGCCGTTCCGCGAGGAAGTTTTACCGTGCGTGAATGTGTATATTCAACACCGTTATGGTTCAACGTCGCTCCAGTAACCACGACTGCGATGTACCCTGAATCCTTCGATGGGATTGGCTCCGGCGCTGGGTCAGGTTCCGGCGCTGGGTCAGGTTCCGGCGCTGGGTCAGGCTCTGGCGCTGGGTCAGGCTCTGGCGCTGGGTCAGGCTCTGGCGCTGGGTTCAGACCTAAATCAGGGTCTAAATAATCACCTTCTTTAAGGTCATTAATAGACTCCCCCCCAGCTTGCTTCTGGTCTTTGCTTTTTTGGGCCATAGCTATTCACCTTAGTTATCAATAACCATTGCAGCCAGACAGCCGTTAACCTGGCTAGGAATGACGATCGGCGCGGATTGCATCAGCAATTGACGCTGGCCTGGGTCCTCTTTCACCCATGTTTTTGGTGCGTATGCCATCGGTCCATAGTTAAATGCATCATCCAAAATCGCACCAAATGCGCGCGTTCCCTGCATTTGTGGGCCACTCATGATAACCATTCCATCAGTAATCATGGGGGTCTCAACGCCGCTCAGATCATCAATAAACCAGTCGTTATAAAGCCAGAGCGTGTAGCTACCCCATGTGCCTTTCAAAATTGCACCAGGCATAATTTGAGCGCCAGGATTAACGATGTTACCGGACGAGTTCTGAGCAGGAAGGATGATCGCGCTATCTTTTAGCGTGGTATCTTTCTTAAAGGCCGCCCATGACTTATTAGTGAAAACGATATCTGTACAAACGACACCCGACTTTTGTAAGACAGTCGCTTGCCATTGCTCAATACAATCCGTTGGGATTGTATTATCTGCGCCAGCAGGAACAGTTAAAGGCCACGCACTACTACCGGTAAGGGCCACTGTGAGGGCTGGATCACGACCAAAATCAATGACGGTAGTCGGGAAACCTTCGCCAACAATAGTTACTTTGCCCGTTTGCATGGCTGATGAGGCCATCCATTCGAGGCGGCGGTTTAACATGTCAATCTGGTCTGCCATTTCAAACTGTAGATTGAGCATGGCGCGCTGAGCTGGGGTGTACTCCCCACCAATCCGCTCGCCAATTTGACGGCGGATCGGTTTACGCAAATCAGGGGCGCGCTTGTCTTTGATATATGCCGGTTTAAATCGGTTTGTTTGATAGCGACGGCTCTCAACCATCTTCCCTTCCACCAGCGGAGAGCAAAACGGGGCCATACGGCGCAAACCTACATCAACGTCAATAGCAACCTCTTCTGTGTCTGACGTCACCACATTAGGGAAAAAGCGATCAAGCAAGAAGTTTTGCGCGATTTTTAAATTCGGCACGACCTGAATTAAAGTCGACGTGTCAAAAATATTCACGATGTTTACCTTTTAAAAAATAGAATACCGTCACTAAATAAATTATTTAGCGGATGATAAATTAAGTGGTCGTATTTAAATTAAACGTCGTTTTGCACGACAGAGCGGACAAAAATACTGGATTGGCGTAATACTGGGGTGACAGTGGCCAACGTCCAGGAAGCATCCAAAATCATTCGATGGCCGTTAAATTCACCCATCAAATAAACGCCACCGTTAATATCACCCGCCGTCGCGTCAACGTCATCGACCAGAATAGCGCTCGGAACTTCACTACCATCAGTCGCCGTTTTAACGCTAATTTGGTATTTACCGCTCGCGGTAATTACCCCCATAACGGTCCCACGCCCATAGGCTTTAGCACCGGTAATGATAACAGTATCGGTAACAAGCTGGAGAGGGCCGCTGACAAGCTGATCAGGGACGTAAGCATCCTGAACAACACCCGGTCTCCACGGATTATCGCCAAATTGATTCACAGTCATTTTTTAGCACTCCCAGTAGCATGGTTATAAAGGCTCTTCATTTGGTCGGCTACACTGCCACCGCCGCTCTTACCGCCATTGGCCCCAACTCTTGGTTGTTTAACGGTGCCCATACGTTCTTGAAGCGTTTTACGCTTGGGTCCAGTTGTTTCCATCAGGGTCATCGAAACAGTTCGCCCATTAGCACGCATAACCCTGATCGCTTCTTTTGCAGATAAGCGGGTAGTAAATGCCAGGGTAGCCGCTAAATCAGGACGGCCGGCCGCATGTTTACTACCGAAAATAGCGGAACAACGCTCACGCTCAGCCTTGCGGCCTTTTTTCACATCTTTGTTTTCGTCCTCTTCGGCGTCTGGGTCATCGTCGTCGCCCTCAGCATCTGGATCGTCGTCATCCTCCTCCGCGTCGGGATCATCATTATCTTCCTCGGAGTCGGGGTCATCCTTGTCATCATTAGCCTTTTTCCCTTTTTTGGACGATTTACCGTCCTCATCCTCTTCATTCTCCTCTTCTTCCTCGGCGTCTCTTTCTTCCTCTTCCTCTTCGGCGCGAGAAGCCTTAGCCGATTTATTCAGGCCCAGTAAATGAGCAAATGAAAACTTATTCATAGTTAATCCTTAATCAAGTTTAGAAAGTCACGAAAAGCCGCATCAGGCGGCGTTACAACATCAGCCAGCCCGAGGGATACCCCGTCGACTGCCAGATAAACCCCAGCCTGTGTATTGCGCACGGCATCAGCTGAAATACGGCGATTTCGCGCCACGGTACTGACAAATAGCGCCCCAATTTCATCAATCTCAGCCTGTAGCCCGTCACGGGCCTGATCGCTAAGCGGGATCATGGGGCTTGTTTCACCTTTGCGATCACCGAATGTCACAATGGTTACTTTCACTCCATCCTTTTCCAGTTTTTGAGACCAGTCGACATGCATCAAAATAACGCCGATTGACCCCACACCACCGGTACGAGGTACGGAAATATGGTCCGCCGCGCTGGCAATGGCATATGCGGCCGAATAGGCGGACTCAGTAAGGATCGCTCGAATAGGCTTAACCCCGCGTGCCGCGTAAATTTCGTCAGCCAGGTCAAAACAACCGGCCACCTCACCGCCAGGGGAATCTATATCCAGGCAAATCCCTTTAACCTCCGGGTCATTTACGGCCGTAATAAAACTTTGCCGAATGCCGTCATAACCCGTCATCCCGGACCAGGGCCGCAACGTCCCTAACTTCTGCACTAACGTTCCCTGAATAGGAATGATGGCGATCCCGTCAACAAGGTCATAGCCACTATCGGACTGACGCCCTTTCCGCGTAAATGGCTCATCATCGTCATACCAAGCCCCGGCCCCATCAATACGAGTGATCCCTAACCGCTCAGTTAATGCGGCTATAATCACTTCGGCTTTTTTGGGATGGATAATGAGCGGGGTATTAAACAAATGCTGGGCAATATGAGGGAGCTGTTTCACTGTTCCTCCGGTTCCTTAATGGTTTGTTCGGCGTCCTGGCTTATGGCCCACTCTGGCAATGGTAAACCACGCTCTTTCAATGCTTCGATTTCACGCGCACGCTGATCAAGAAGGTCCTCCCAGTCCTCGCCCACGTTTTCAGAGCACTCAATTTCAAGCGTGGACAAACCAGCATCCATCCCCAAAATAGCGCCTTTTTTCTCAGCAACAGGATCAACCCAGCCACGACCAGGCCCCATCCACTGAGCGCGGCTATACGCCGTGCGACACTCGAGGAATTCAGGAGCCCCAGCAGGAAGCGGGAGATCTACCGTATCGTGTAGTTCCTCAATAAACGCGCCTAATATGGGTTGAGCAAAACCGGTAGCAAAATCAATACGACGTCGAGAAAGCGTTTTCCACGCCTCAAGAAGTGCGGAACGCGCAGAGCTATAGTTAACTTTCGACCAGTCCTGAGTTAACTGTGATTCTGAAATACCTAATGCAGAAGATGTGTTACGCAGAACAGCAGATTCAAATGCAGGAAAATTATTATTTGGCCGAGCAGCACTGACCGTTACTATTTTTTCACCAGGGAATGTGATTGGCATTCTCACACCGTTGTTAAGTGTTAAACGGCGGTCATTATGAAAATCTTTGCGCATATCCTGATAACTGGCGATATCTTCAACGCTGGTCCCCATAGCTTGCTCCACTAACTGTGGATCATAGGGTGACTCGATGTAAGCCCCAAATATCGAGTTTAAAATTGCAGCTTCTAATTCTGTTGCATCGTACTTAACCAGCATTTTTAACCGCTGAACGACCGGCGTAAAAATACCGGTTCCCCTATGTTGTGATGCCCGGTCATGGTCAAAGTCATGGATCACGACAGGACGCCCCCAGGACGTTTCACGCTCAACCCTTTCCCATGTCATCGAGTCAGCGGCCGCCCACCAATCACCAACGTGAGCTTTGCGTATGTGGTACGCCACCGGCGCGCCATCGTCATCGAGTTCAACGCCCCCTCTGATATGCTCTAAATCAAATTGCTGTTGGGGGTTACTCAGCCGATCCGGATCAACTATCTGGATAGTTGTTGCAAAATGCGCACGCCCTAACCCAATGCGATCCCCTCTGAATTGCAGAACAGCCAGCGCGTCACCATCGATAAGTTTGTGACGGAATGCCAACCTGAGCATTTGGGATACTGTGAGCTTTCGCTCAACATCACAATATCGCCCCTCGCCGGTTGACCAGGTACGATACGCCGCTTCAACAGCCCGGCCATACTCATCGGCCCAGGTCGCATCAAACGATTTGTTTCCTGTATAGAATGCCAGGGCGCGATAGTCCGGCTTGACGATGGGTCGGAATACAGCCCCTACAGCGTTATCAAGAATTCGGGTGACACCACCGCTGGCCCAACCATCATTACGGACCAAATCGCGAACGCGTGAAACAATACGATCCCGGTAGTTATTTATCTCATTATCAGGCGATCCCAGGTAAGGGACCCAGTTGGCCAACTCCGAACTATAAGCGCTGGCCGCATCATAGGGGGTTTCGCTGTAACCGTTTAATGCCAGGTTACGCCCCTTAGATGGGGGTAGCGGCTTCCCATTTGGACCAAGTATCTGAACCATCAGAAACGAAACCTTATCGGCCTACGCGGCCGAGTTACTATCCCTAACTGAGTCTGTAGCAATTGGATAAAAGCCATCAGCTGAGGTAATGACGTTTGTTGATAGGTAACCGATCGGGTCCCGTCACCTTGCGCGTATGAGAACGAAACGCCCTGTTGGCCGGTCATTAAATTGACATATGCCGCCTGAGCCGCATTCAATGCGTCTTGTAATTGGGCGTTAGTCATCCCAGCTAGCACGCTGTTATTAGGTCTAAACATAAGATTCCTTTAGGCTAAACGATGTGAAATGCGCGTTTTAGGCTTCTCTTCGCCATCAACCTGTATGAGAACCCCTGAGCCGGGAAACTGTAAGGATGGTTTTTCTTCTGGTTGAGTCGAGGGGTCAAGCAGCACTCTGGATGGCTCCGCGTCGATAATGCTGGCGCGGGCATTGAGTTTTAACCCCATGTGGAAGAGGCCACACAACGCCGCATACGCATAAACCCGACAGTCTAACGCTTCGTTAGCTTTGCCCTTCGGTAGCTCCCATGTGCTGTAACGCTGGCCACCAGAGTCTTTAATAACTAAGCGCTCGGCCGTAAGCTGGGAGAAGTACACCAGATCGCGATCTACAGAAAAGTGCATATAACCCGGACCCGCCTTTTCAATGTGAAGACGGGACCGGATAGAGTCTTTCGCCGCGTTAACCCCGATAATGATCGGGCGAAATGTCCGTCTGGTTCGGGCGGAGGTTTTCTTATTTGGCCATACCGGAGAACGTTTACCACCAACAGCAGACTCCCCCTTGATAGCCCAGATACGACGTCCTAGCCTTTCCTTACAAAACTCATAAACCTTTTGGGTATGGTGCCCACCAGAGTCATGGCACGCAGCCATAATCGTAAACCCTCGACCATCTGCGCGCCGCCAGACCTGTTTTAGATACGCATCCAAGCGTTGCCACGGGTCCGGCGTTTCTAAATCACCCTCAATAATGTCAAAAGCAACAGACCAGGACTCCTCATCACGCCCCCAGCCCACCACCTCCAGTTCAAAGCGATCATCTTGCGTATCGATGCCAACGGTCAGCACTGCCACCCCGTCAGGAACCTCAGCTTCAAAGACTTCACGGCGCGCTAGTAGAATATCGGTAGCCAGCTTTTTACCGTGATTCGGTCGGTGTGGTAGCCCCATTTGGGTATTCCACCAGGCTAATTCTTTATCTGGATCACCTTTCGCTTTGAGGTACTTTTTCGCTATGTCCGAGGGTTTATCTTTTTGCCACGGACTAAAGAGCTTCCCAGCCTGAAACCCTGCGTGGATGTTATCAACACCCAGACGGCCACACGTCGGACATTTAGCTCGATATACAGCATGGCGATCAGATTCAGACCACTGCCAAACGGTATCAATCGCCGCCTCATCATTAATACGCCATTCCTGATCGTAATCATTCAGAGGGATATGAACGCCGCCGCAACACTCAAACGTTTTCGTTTGATGCCAGCGAATTGTATGCAACGCCCTTAAACGTTGGCCTTCCGACCACCCCACACCGCATGATTCACAGTGGAGCATTGCGCCACTTACCTTGTGCTCGCCACCTTCTTTATCCCAGTGAACATGTTTAAAAAAGTCGGGAAACTGACGGTGGCCACACACTGGACAGGATATTGAAGCACGGCGCTGATCGGAGTCGGCGTAACTGGCCTCTATACGGCTTTCATCTTCAATGGTCGGGGAACAGGCCCGGATAGAAAGCCAGTTAAGGCCAAATGTCGCGGTTCGCTCCTCAGCCAAAGTGATCGGGTCCCCTTCACGGGTTATCGGGTATTTATCCACCTCATCGGCCAGGAGTACGCGTATTGGACGGCGTGCAAGGTTATCAGGGCTACCCGCGCCAGCCAGCGCCAAAAATCCCCCGGTGAACGATTTATAGAGCAAGGTCTCTTTTGAGTTCTTCTGTTTGGTCCCCCCGACCAACTTACGCAGCACCGGTGTAACACGGAGCATCGGGGTAATACGCTCTTTGGAAAACTGCTCGGCGGCATCCTCTTTAGGCTGTAAAAGCAACATAGGACATGGATCGAGGTGAGCGAAATAACCAAAGACGTTCTCTAATAACGCGGTTTTCATCAACTGCGTACAGCACATAACAGTAATGATATGAACACCAGACTCAGTGACGGCCATCATTGGGCCACGCGCAATTTCTACAGTAGATGTATCCCAGTCACCTGATGTGCTGCCCGCCTCGCGGGCGAGCTTGCGAAAATCATCAGCCCAGTCTGGGACGCTGATTCTAGGCGGTGGGGTCCAGCCGAGCCGGGCGCTCCGCCTTAGTTGCTCAATCTTGCTCGGTGTTAAATTCGGGCTCTCCGAGTCCGGCAATATGTTTATGGACATGTGCTATTAACACCTCGGTCATTCTGTCAGCGGGAACATCCAGATCAGCCGCCATCAGCGGAGCTACCTTTTGCGGCCAATTTAGCCAGGAGTCTCGCTGAGCCCGAAACACTTCAAAAAACAAGTTTTCGGCTACTGCCATTTCTATGACCTGCTCGCTTTGTTTCTCGTAGTCCAACTTGGCCAGCAGGGCTAAATAGTTCTCTTTTACCCGGCTGGCTTCTTCCTTCGACATTTCCGCGCCGGTGGCCATCATGATCGCAGCGACAGCCGCCGCCGTTCCACTATCAGCAGGATCAACAACCGGAACCCTAGAGGGTGATTTAGTCTTAGCGGCGTTAGTGGTCCGGCCGTCTTTGCTATTACGCAGCAGTGCTAGCGCCTTATCGCTTTCCTCTACGTTGATTTCGTCACCATCGAGAACAATGTAGCGGCCAGCCTTAATCCACCGGCTAATCGTTTTGCGATCTACACCGGTATGTTTTGCATAATCGATCCTGGTCATCGTCGTCATGGGACATTCTCTCTGGGACATTGATGGGACATACATTTGAGGATCTTCGGGAGAATGTCCCACGGGAAAAACCTACCGATTCCAGAGCTGGCGCGGCTTTACGTTTCATTGTGCATAAATATGCACATGGGACATGGGACACAAACTCAAAAATTTATAGCTGGTAAAACACCACGCGCTCGCAATGCCCGTGGAACAACCACCCCACTGGAAGGACCCAAAAAGTTAATGGGGGGTATCGCCATACCTATCAATGATTTTGTTCCACGTTTAATCATTTTTTCACTCTGCTCACTTGGCAGTCCGCAACGCCTCAGATAGCGCCGCGCTCATTTCACCAGGCAACAGGTCCGCCGCCATCTGATTAGCAAGCTCAAAATAACCCAGCGTTGGGGATGCCTCCTGGGCGTCACCAAACCTCACCAGTAACTTTAGCTTGGGTTGTTTACGGCGTGGTGCGCGCGTGCCGTTCTTTGAGCGCTTGCCTTTCTTCTTACCTTTTACGGGCTTGTACTTCTTCCGTTGCCAGAAGCCTGATGCCCCATCAACGTTCCCAACAAAAACATTGGGGTTAGCCTTGAGGCTGCCCAACTTACCTTTAGGCAGGTTGCCGTACTTATTGAGCCTGACCCCTTTGGGGTTAAGCAACGCCTTACCACTCAGGTGGCGAGTACCACCAAACTCCTCGGGGGCCAGATATTCGGCGGCCGTGGGCCTGATGAATACCTTGGCTTTAAGGCTGGTCTTTCTGGCCGCTGTGGATGCTACAGAGTTAACAGTAAAAGGCGTTGGATTATCCAGCTTGCTTTGTAGGTTATCCTTTTGCGCTTCCTGAATCTTACGCGCCGTGCTGGTCAGCGCTCGTGCTGTCGCAAAAGGGATCTGCTTTTTGAGGGCTAATAATTGGCGCTCAAGGTCTTTTAAACCCGCCATACATGATCCTTATGGCCATTTGATAGCCCGTTTTTGTAGTCGGGCTATGAGATGACTACAACATGTAGAAATGTGACTACAACGCGTATCCAAATGTTGTAATTACAACCGACCAACTAATTTAACTAGACGCCATCGCGCCGGAGGTTTGCAGCTTCGTTAACGCCGCATTGAAATCAGCAACCAAACCCGCCACGTCAGAAGCGGTTGACGCTGCCTGATGTGTTGCCTGCTTAACACCACCCAACGCGGCCGCTGTAGCAGCAGGCAACGTATAAGAACCTCCGTCACCGCCACCACCAGATCCTTTAACCACTGCTTGAGCAAGGTTGAACGATCCCCATTGCAAAACAGGCTGACCAAGCGGCTGATAGCCATCAGCAATAGCCTCTGTAACCTGAACAGTTAAATCTTCGGCATTAGTACCAACGACAACTTTGTAATCTGTATAAGACATAATCACTCCAATTCATCAGTTATTACGGATAAAACGCTGAGTTATCCTCCATCATCGCCAACAAGTAGTGGACATTATTGTCAAATAAATAGAGTGAAGCCCCCCCCTTTCTTCATCATCTATAACGAGATACAACCACCAGCTAATTTAATTAAACGCCATAGCGCCGAAGTTTTGGAGCTTGATTAGATTAACCAATATTTGGTGCGACTGGTGCCATGACGTAACGCAGTGAATAATTTAATCCGCTACTATCATTGACAGGGCTTAACACTCCAGTTCCAGGGTCCATTTGCTGTGTCGGCGTTTGAGCTATAACAAAAATTACTGTGACAAATTTTCGATAGTTTCCGCCAACCAGCTTGCTGGTTTCAGTGCGTTGTATCGTGAACATAATTGGCGTTCCATTATCATCACAGGGAATTTTCGTTAACTGAATATCTGTCATTAGATACCCGGAGTATCCTGCTGGGACACGACTTAACTGAATGGTAGCCTTATATCGCCAAACACCGTTGGCGTCAGAAAATGCGGTATCCTTTGAAAAGTCGCTGCTGTATGACGTATTAATATTGCCACCCGCTGCACCAACCAATCCCGCGTTATATTTATCAACTAATAATCCATTACCCCCGTTGGTAAGAATATTTCTATCACTAGGATCTACTTTAATATCTTCAGACCCATCTTTACCTGGTTCACCTTTTTCGCCAGCGGGGCCCTGAGGACCGACGTCCCCTTTCTCGCCTTTATCGCCGGGAGTACCATCCATGCCATCTTTACCTACAGGACCAGCAGGGCCGGTATCTCCTTTCGTGCCATCAGCCCCTGCATCACCTTTTTCGCCTTGCGGCCCAGCATCGCCTTTAGGACCTGCTGGGATCAGCACAGCTATCTGCTCAACCCCAGCCTTTCGAGTTTCACCCGACTGGACAACAGGAAATAACTCCTCGCCAGTCAACACCTCAGCAGCTGGAAGGGCAGATATCAACGGTGGAGGGTTATCTGGTGTATAAGCATTTAACTCAATGTTTCCGGTATTATCGGCTTCAACACCGTCAACCGATTTAACTTCGTGCGAGAGATCCCCCATCATGGCCAGCATATCAAAATACATTTTCTCGATGGCCATAAATAACGGGCTGGGCGTGTCATCAGCCGTACCCACCAGCAGATAATCATTCAGCGTGCCGGGACCGGTGGAGTCAGAAACGTTTATCTCGCCTAGCTTGGCGTCAGAGTTATTCCGATACTTCGCCATGACTTTATAGCGGCCATTGTACAGCTGCACGCTATACGAACCATCATCGGCCGTGGTCATAGCTGCGTCACGCCGTAAATATGAATCAGTAGTGTTTTTCAGCTGGGTAAACGTAATAACCGCACCAACTACGGCCGCACCATCTGGATCGAGAAACACGCCGGAGATCGTGACCATTATTTTTTCCCCGCCGTTATCGATTCATAAGCCTTTTCACACATCAGCCCCTTTATCCTTGCCCTGTCAGCATATTGAGAGAGATTTCCCGCTCTTTCGTCAGATTTTCTGTACAGCTCGGCAAGCAGAACGGCGGTATCGGCTCTTGCCTGGCGCTCTGAGGCAACGGCGGAAATGCGGCCGGTTTCACTTCTGGCGAGCTGTTGTTTTGTACGCTGGATGGCGAGTTGCAAGCCACCAGCGACAGACTGAGCATTAGCAGCAGCGGCGTTAGCCTGAGCGAGTTGTTTCTCTCCATCTTCTCGAATCCTGTTGTTTTCCATCTGTCGACGTTGTTCTTCGTCACGTTCGCTGGCTTCGCGGGCCGCTTTTGTGGTGGCGTCCTGCGCGTCACGCTTAGACCACTTATCCGACCAAACGAGGTTTTCAGCAGTTTGGCCAGCGGTGTAACGCCAGTGGCCAAACCCCCATAACGACAAAGCCACCAGCATTGTGAGTGCCAGTGGCTTCCAGGTTCGTTTTAGTAAGGCTATTAACGCGGCTGTCATACAAGCACCGCTTTCGCCTTATCGTAGCGGGCCTGTCGGTCATCGAGGCCATTTGTCCCGCCATTGATAATCTTAGTGATAGATTTCACGTCGCCGGTATGGTTCAAACAACCTCTTGAGACGTAAAACCACGCGGCGGACATAGCGGCCGCATCATCCTGTAACAACGCGTCAGGATTGGACAAGAGATCCACCCCGAGGGCCGTGCCGCATTTCTGATAGTTCTCACGGCCGGTTATTTGCTTCAAACCGCGTCCACGGAATTTCCAGCCATCACCCTGCTCAGTATTGCCCAGGTTGGCTCTCCCCCAATCACCACCGTAAACGATATTGGCGATAGCTTCCTGATTGGCCGGGTGATTACCACTGCGGCCATACTGGTCCGCCTGTTGTTGGGTAATACGATGCGCCCCAAAGACGCCCACCAGCTTATCAGCAGCATAATTCAGGTTTTCCACCAGCCGGGTATAACCGCCCGATTCTGTCCCCATTTGAGCCAGAAACATCGCCTGATCCAGTGGGTTGATAATGCTGTATTCCTGCATAGCCGCGGTAATATGAGTAAACCACCGAGCAGCCAGATCCCCATTAACACCAGCAGCCTGTTGAAACTGTGATTGATTCATTTTTGGTCTTCCCGTCTGAAAATCTTCATCACATTGCCGTGCGAGTAGATGAGCGAAATGCAAAGCATCACGTTAATTACCGTCTCAGCAGGGTTTGCGTGCACATAGCGACCGGTAGCAATAAGGATCGTCACAGAACCACACGCCACGATAAGAGCAAGGGCTATCACACCGCCTATCACCCTGTGCTTTGCCCCATTTCGCTGGTATGTGCCCAGCATCCCGGCACTGATGGCGCAAGCAACCGCATTTACGCCCAAAAGCAACGCATTCCAGGGGAATCCTTTCACCATCAGGACAAACTCACTTATTTCCGTCATTGTTGCCCCCCGTCAGAAGTTGGAGAACGCGAGTAATAAGGGTGCGGGGACTAACCTTCGTTAAGGCAATAAGAAAAAGGACCCCGAGAGTCGCTGTAACCGTTGCACCCAACCAAGGCTCAATAACGACCCCATCAGGCAAATACTGACTTAAGGCTTTGGCTAGAATGCCAGTGGCCATGTTTGCCCCGAGAATGCCGAGAAAGAAGGACGCAACAAAGTAAGTGATTTGTGTAAATCGGTTTAAATCCGGCGAAGAAACGACATAAACGGCCGCGCCAGCAAATGCGCCGATGTACACTCCCGCTGGCGTGCTGGCCAGCAACGATGCAAAAGACATGCTCGTTATTGCCACGCTGTTAGCCGTGGCCGTCGATACCATTCCCAACCTGGCCTCCAGATGATTCGCAAAATAAAAAGCCCCGCTAATTGCGAGGCTTTATTGATATATTTATATCTTTATATATTGATGGTTTTACTTAAATCTTCGTAGAAGCAGCGCCATCCATACCCATACGGCGAGAAGGTAACTCAATGGCACCATAAACCGGACAGCCGGGATAATGATCATCTTCCACCATGCTTAGCTGGGATTCAGTAAACCACTCAGTACGCGCGCAACCATCGGCGGCTTTGTAGTGAATCCAATATTGATTTTGGCCATGTGCGTATTGTGCACGAGCGGCAACCTCACCAAACTCATCACTTACATTCAGCTCCACCAGCTGAGAAAGGCAAAATTTAAATTCTTGATCTTTTGCTGCAATGTCCATTTATACCTCTATTTTTTAGTTAACCGTGAATCGTCTTTATGACGGTTCGGGTGCGGGACAGGGCATAATCCCAATCAATACCAGATGGCGGATTGTTAAAATTTAGCCAAGCCAGTTTCATTTGTGCCGCTACACTGTCAAACGGAACCTGGCCACAGCCAGCCCCCATAGCAGGAAAAACCACGCTATTGATTCGATGGCTAACTATCGATGTACGGTTATGAATATGGATAGCCACCAGCGCCGCCCAAGTTGCGATATAAACACTATCAGTACCGGCTATAACGGATGGGGTCCGCATAGTTGGGGCATGAACTAACCACGGGTGATCCAGATTGCCACTGTCAATGACGAATGCAGTACCTACCGGCTGTTCTCCACACCAATCATTGACTATTTGACGCTGTACCCGTGATTGCAGTCGCGTACCGAAAAATTCAGTAATCGCGGCATCAACACCACCATCCATCAACCCAAAGCTATTCGCCGCGCTGACCATACAATCAAACTCGCTGATCGCCTCGAATGGAGCTGCAATAACTTCAACGCCCTCAACATCTTCAAAGACACGCTTAAACGCCTCAGCCATTGCCGGTACAGGAGCGGAAAGAATTATTTTCATCTGGTTAGCCTTGTTGTCATTTAATCACCGCACATGGCAAAAGGTCCGAAAATTACGGCAATATCAAAATCGGTTATTTTTGGACCTTTTGCCATGTGAGGGGATGGTGTCGCGGGCGACTCCATCCTATCCACTGCCAATAGGATGTTGTAACTATCTTGGTTATTCCTTCTCAATATAGGCAGCGGCTAACTTTGTCCGCGCCTCCAGCAATTCGCTAATAATGCTCACCACGTCGGCGCACTCGCGCGCAAAATCATGATCATCAATCGCAGCAGCTTCATGCTGGGCCCCGCTGAATTGTGATAACCGGCTCAACAATTGAGCATGTGTTAGTTTTTCCATGCTGATTCTGCCTCGCGGACAATGAAAAAGCCCACCAGCTGCAAACTAGTGGGCTTTGAATATGGCTATGGGATGGCCTTGTAAGAGGATGCCACTTAACGCGAGTGGCCCCGGCACTATTTTATCCGTGTCTATCGAGGGATTAGGCTTACCCCGTTTACGCGCATCGGACGGCCCGGCTTAAGATGGAATCGCCTGGGAAAACTCGCGGAAAATGGAATTAAACCGCGCCATCGTTTCAAACTTTACATAACCGGCTGGGCTCTGACTGCGCTTGACGGCCCCAACCAACTGATGAATGGTGCAGAACCCATGCGGTTATGTGCTCCGTAACGTGGAGCGGACGGCCTTCTTTTAAGCCTCACGGGGCATTCTTTAACCGGGAGTGAGCTTAACCGGTTTCACTGCCGTGACAGGGAGGGCTACTTGTCGTTCACCTTCTCCAGAACACACCTCTCATACTGACAAGGGCGACCCGTTCTGAATCGAATTATTGTTGTGACACCAGGGCGCTACCCCTGCTTACTTCCGGCCGCTCAGTTTACTGTATTGGCGCGTATGGTGGCCGCCCAGCCGATTTCCGGTCTTCCTCCCGCCTGCGGTGCAGTACGCTTGTACACATCACAACGGTAAGAGCACTACCTTTGACCACCTTACGACGCGTGGGCCGTTACGCGGGCTCTGCGACCTAACTACCTTGCCACCAGCGGCGGTAACACAGCTGCTGTCCATATATCCGGTGTAATGCTCTTGCCTGTTGTGTGCTGGTCTCTCCCAGCCGTCACGGCATCTGCCTTCCGTCCTCTGCACACATTGCCGGTTTAGGTGCTTGGACGTTTCGCCAATAAGGTTACTTTGTCGTCTCCGTCTCCGGGCGTAGTGTTAGTTTGTGGTGGCCCCCCTTTCAGGCGGCTGTAATGGCGTTTCCCTCCCGCCCCCATGCTGACGGTTTCCCCTGCATGGTCCTGAACTCTGGAAACAGAATCACCGGGCTTTAGTCACCACAATCAAAAAGAGCGCCAAAACACCCACTTTGATTGTGGCGCTGTCTTTCCAGCTGTCAGCGCCTAAACTACGGGTGGCACATCCCCTACTCGATTACGCTCAAGTCGCCCAGCGGCCGTCTACTTCCGGCTGTCACTGCCGTCGAGAGTGCTGGCATCTCACCGTTTTTACAGTTTACGTCTGGCGGTCTTTCCCTGCGGCCACTACTACCCTGGTGCAAAACAAACCTGCTTAACGCAACAACTCCACGTTATGAAAAAGACTATACCAAAGGGCCAAAATAAACAACACGAATTGTAGTTTTTGATTCAAATAAACAAATAAAACCTACAAATTGAGATTGCCAGTCAAAAATCACAAGCCATTTCCCATATAAAATTATCACCTGTGACGCGTCACAGCTATTTGCCGTTGAGTAGTAACTTATTTCGGCCGGTTGTCTGCCAGCATTGAGAATCACCGGCACACACGCACCCAGAAAGATCGCCGGGAGCACAGTCACCGCACCTTTCACAATGTTGGGCCTGGATTTTCACCATTTGCCGCTTTAGCCTGGCGTGGTCCTCCCTGATTAACAGCGCTATGTACTCGTTGAGGTCATAAGGGGAACGAAACAAACGACGGCCAGCGGCACTATCCTGCAACATGGCCAGCTCTTGGGGCTCCAGCGTTACCCTAAGCTCGGTTAACCCACGTTCCTTATCTCGCTGGCGTTGGGCGCGCTTCCGTTCGGCGTCAGGTGTTTTCATCATTTAACCTCAATGGCTACCTGGGCTAGAGACCCAGCCTGCTCTATTGCTTCCGCTACCCAGCGTTTGTACGTTGATGGGTAAAAGGTTTCATTCTTACCGGTTCCACCCCAGAATGCTTTACTGCTCGGGTCCGGTAACTTAACACTGAGGGTCCGGGCTTCCAGTTCGCTAATACGCGCTTTTTGAGCCTCATATATAGTGGCCATCGCTTCCATACCACTTTTAAGGGCTTCAATGGTCTCTTGCGCTTCGGCGTATGCCTCTAAAATAACGTCAAATAGATTACCGTCATTAAGTGCTTTAGCCAGTTCAGGCTTATAGGCAACGTGATCGGCGGCGGGGTCCTGCACGTTGTAGACGTAGCAATCAAACGCCCCCATTAAGCGAGCATAACCGCCGTGGCCATCAACCAAAACTTGCCAGGCTCGCAACAGAAACATCTTTTCTTCGCGGGATAACTCCGTATTGGCCAGTTCCTCAGCAATAGGGTCAACGGTGTTACGACACCAACGATCCTCTACGCGTTCGGCCGCATGGTAAAGTTTCCATAGCTGGGCTAACTCATCATCACCAGGGCGGGCCTGCTTCATTACGTGTACTGTATGCGTTGTCATGGCTTGACCGCTCCACCAGCAGCAACGGCGCGAATAACACCGATCGTCGTTTTTACATCGCATAAAGCCCGGTGGGCGGTCCCTTCTATTTTTACCCCTTGCTGTTCCGCCGCATAGCCCAGGCGCTGCCAGCGGTAACTATTGCGCTCTGCGTTCCAGTCCCCCCAAAACTCAGCGTAAGCCAGCATGGCGCATTGCACATTACTTAATGCAGACGCCAGAGAATAAATTCTATTGGCACAAAAAGGGCTTTTAGGGCTTTTATCGAATGTCTGTTTGATAAGCCGGGTATCAAAAGCAGAATTCCACATAACAACCGTTTTACCGGTCATTGCGTCTGTTACATCATAATGAATATCCGCCCATGTAGGCGCAGCAGAAACCATTTCGTTGGTGATGCCATGAATTTTGGCAACATCTTCCGGGATCGGCTTTTGGGGCTTAACGAGCGTATCAAGCAATACATGGCCACTGGCCGTCACTATGGTTATTTCTACGATCTCATCATCGTTACCAAGGCCCGTTGTCTCCGTATCAACAACAACGCAATCATCAGACAACCAACGCTGAAATAGCGCCACTATCAGTTGTTCCCTTACCTGAGAATTACTCATGATCTACCCCCGCTACTATCTTTTTAGCCTTTAATACCATGCGTCCCCCACCAGCAATGTCCCAGCCAATTTCTCCACCCTCGTCAATGACCAACTGCCATACCATTTGTGCGGCTTCATTGGTAACATCGCGCCCCCGATCGTTTCCTACACGCTGGCGCCGTCCCGGACCAAGATCACGCATTTTCGCCAGTTGAATGGTTTTAGTCAGCGGGGAATATCCCAGCTGTAATCGTGCGGTATTATTGGTCATTGTAGTGGGCTCGCTTTTCCGTACTTCACCGTATCACCAGCTGACATACCAATGTTTAACCAGTAGCTCAGCGCCAATAAAATATCGTCACGACTTTTACAGTTACAGGCGTTAACAAACTCTTGGACTGTCTTCACTGCCAATGCTTGCATTTCTTTCTCTGTTAGGCGCGGGGGAATATCATTTTTTCCCATAGTCTTTACCTTTTTATTTCCCTTATAATTAAATGTCGACTGCTAACTTGTCCATTACCAAACAGCCCCAAATGGTTGTCTCAGTCATACAGCTCTCTTCAAAGCCGTAATAATCGTAGACATGGCTTGCGGTGGAACGGCGTTGCCAGCCATATGCATAGCTAATTTTTTATTGTTTGGTCGGTAATAATCTTTCGGAAACGACATAGCAGACATAGCTTCTTCAACGCTGATCATCCGCATTCTGTCACCGTTGATAATTGCCCAACGATCGCGAGTCGTGATTGTCCCAATGGGTCTTTCAAGTGAACGTCCATTCTTGGCACTGCCGTAATAACTAATCAGAAACTGATCACCGAACTGTTTACGTCCATTCGAAACTCTTTCAAGTGTCGCAACAGCGCGGCCAGGCTTATTCACCATTGACCAAGTTCCCATATTAATATCGATGAAAGTATTTGCCGCAATATGCTCTTGTTTTGGCAAATTCAAAAACAACGGGGATTTGCTTTTCGTACAGACAATGAACATACGTATACGATTTTGCGGCACGCCCAAGTCAGCACAATCAAGAATGTGAGGCGCAAGCTGATAACCCAACGCATTCAACGCTGCTGCCCACGCCGGATAAAGTTCCCAATCGAGAAATTCAGGAACATTTTCAACCACAGCCAACGGCGGCCGATGGAATTCAAGCGCGGAAACAACAGCCCATGCGGTTGAGCGGCTGGCATCATGTTGCGGATTGCCAGATTTCTTGCCTCTGGCTTTGCTATGTCCCTGACAGCATGGTGATGCCATCAGAAGGTCATGCGCAGGAACTGCTGACCAATCCGCCTGATGTAAGTCTTGGCAGACGTGAAGCGCGCCTGGGTGATTGATAGAATGAGCATCAACAGCCTCACGCCAATGATTACCAGCCCACACAACATCAGCACCGGCCAACTGTGCGCCGGTTGATGAGCCGCCAAATCCTGAAAATAGATCGATGGCCCTCATAATTGTCTCAGCCATGATTGCACCCATTGCGCACACCGTAGCTTACGGGAATGTCGATAACGCGGGCTGGCAATAAATCCACGGCTGGCGATCCACACTGATTCCCCCAGCAGTCGAAACCATGCGAAGATTGACGGGCAAAAAGCTCAATACGCGGTATGTCGCCCAGCAGTTGAACCAATTTTTCTCTGACATGATCCGGTTTACGGGAATGTTCCGTGTGACGTGGCGCAGTGAACGACTGGACAATCCCGGCGTTAAGGCGATCGGGTAATTTACCTTTAACCGCAAAAAGACAGTCCTCGCTATTGGCTCTGGTCATGTGTCCCATCCCAAGAGCAAGTTTATCGGTCTGCCGTAGGTAGCTCTTATTCCACGTAAAGCCCTTCATAGTCATCAACTTGAACCCCCAGGCATCAACCACTTTTAGAGCCTCAAACGGCTGTGTAGGCACCCACCACATAGCCAGTAAACAGCTTTCGGCGGCAAGCTCCCACACAGGGAGGCGGCAAATATCATGGACGTTCATCACCGGATATTTATGACCGGCACCGCGTTTACCATCGTTAGCTTTATCGCGGTATGTCCACGGCGGGTCGGCATAAATCAACGTATATTTTTTATTCATGTCGCCCTCACTATCGGACTTTCGGTTGATATTGTTCCGAAATGCTCCTGATATGCTTTCAGCGTACGGCGAGCGGTATAAAGCTCATGGCGGGTCTTTTTGGCTTCGTCATTCAATTCTGTGATTTGCTTTGACTGAGCGGCGATAGTGCGATTTAACTCGCGTTCTTTCTGTAATGAAGCGTCCGGGTCACCAACACGGCGAAACATGTATGCCAACATGTTTAATTCCGTTACGCGATCGGCTTCAAACTCCCAGGCATATTCCAACCATGCGCCATTTCCATAAGCTGGAGGGAACTGGCAAACAATATGACCGGCCATCGGTTTTACATGGCCACGCTTGTTCACCCACAATAGGCCCCAGCCATACGGTAAATCATCAATAGTGATCAGTCCTTCGGGACACATGAAATAGCGGTAGACGCCCACTCCACCAGCCTGACGATGTGGTTTTTTACGATCTGCCAGAAAGTCAGAGCGGCTAACTTTTACCTCCACCAGCACGCTCGCAGGACGCCAGCCCCAGGAATAACCCCACGCGTCACAACGCTCAGCGCCACTTGTATCGGATATCTCCTGAAAAGCCACATGACAGCAGGGCCCCTTAGCGCTACGGGCTCGAAGGAGCCATTTAACGGCGATTGCGTTTAACTCGGAATGGGTCACCGTGCCCCCTCAATGAGACGTGCATTCTTTCCGGTGCTTCCGTAGTAGTCGCCGGAATCCCACATGATGATCGTTTTAAGATTGTTTCTGAGCGCGGCTGGAATACGCTTGCGGGTGTAACGCATTTGGCGGCGTTTTTCGACGTAACAGTTACGCACTCTCATTAGCAGCCCCTCTCGCATTTCGTACATGTGCCGCCGTTATAGGGTCCGGCGTAATACTCGCTTTCGCTAATGAACCGGCCACAATCGGGACACTGATGACGCGGGGAAATATTGCGTTCTCGGGTGGGTTTGCGAAGGGTAATATTTTTGCCCTCCAGCGCCGTGGTTAACTTCACATCCTGGCTATCAACGGCGTGTTTTATGTGTGCATCTGCATAATCTTTAGGCCACGGAATATCGCTCTCTCGCATGGCGTTTTGTTGCAGCGCTTCAATTTTGGTAAAGGTCTGGGCTTTACGGAGATCGGTCACATATCCCGCGCCAGACTTCCCCCACCATAACAGGTCATTTCCCGAGTAATTACGGGAGTCTTGAAGGTAATACAGTTCGTTGTTTTCCATTGTCGAGGTCTCAACTGTTTGCATGGTATATTTATATCAATATATATTTATATCTTTACTGCTAGCGCGATATCCCCAGGTAGTTGGCTACGTGTTGTCGTGCCTTTGCCAATTTCCGTTTGTACGTCCGTAAAGAGAGTCCGAGAGCGTGGGCCTTATCCAGTTGTGTCGGGGCTCCGTCGAGGCTCTTAGGGGCCCACGCTCCGTACTCAACCCGTAAAATTAATGCGGCGACCTTATCAACAGCGGTTAATGACATAACCGCCGCCTCTACGCCCGTTTCTATGTCGTCTCGGGGTTCGCCGCCGCCACCGGAAAACTGACAACGCGTCACCATCATCATTTCCAGCATCGAAGAGAAGCCACTACGCGAATTGCACCCAGTAACGATCCAGCGCGCCCAAAGCTCTAACCGGCGCTCCAGGGTCATCCCTCTTGTTTGGTGCATATCTAACCCCTTGGTTGCGGCCTCACTTAAAGTCTTTCGGCATATCGCCGGTACTGAGATCGAAACCAATGGTGGCTTTTATCGAGTCGCTAAGCCGCTCCCATGCCATTGCACACAACAGCTCATCCGGCCCATAAACAGCAGCAAAGCGAGGACCACTACTGGCGACGGGATGACGAACGGCAACACCAACGGGGAGACCATCAGGGACTACGCCACGGTGATGTGTGCTGCAAATGCCATAGCCATGAAAATGGCAGTTCCGATCAGTGCTGCCGTAATCGGGGTCGTGATGAAACTCCGTCCATGCGGCCGGGTTATCTATTTCTCGGCCGTCGATGATGCAAGGGATGCAACCAATGTCCCGAACGCAGGCATCGATATAGAGCTTTTCATTTTTTGTGGGCTTACGGCCGTTCATATCCGGCCCTCTTTCATGTACCGGCTAAATTCACCAATAAGCACTTTGTAAGCGTCACGGGCACGCGGATTCGTCGCCAACTCAGCGCGGGAGGTAATGCCGCACAACCGGCGCAAACCATCAGCCGCAGACTCTTTATCCGAGACTGGCCAGCGTAATTTGCTTTCAAGAAACTTGAAAAATTTAGGGTTTTGACAGAATCGGACAGCGCCAAGGACATATGGATCAGCCACGTTCGCGCCCTCCCCGTTGTTGGCGCTGGTAGCACTCGGAAAAAGCCTCAAGCGGCGACATGTACACGCGGCGCTTTTCGAGTGTGGCCATTTTGTTGGGGGCCAGCGCAACATAGAGAAAATCGTTGGTGATTGGGATTTCACCACTACCGAGCATCCGGGGAAGAATCCCAGGTAACAGGCAGAAAACAGCGCGGTACTGAGCCAGATAGTTATATTCAGAAACCGTATCAACGCCGGTCACTATTGTGACGGTGTAACCGTAATTCCGACCCAGCAACGCGCTATTTAAATTTCGGTACTTTTTGTCGGCGTCACAGATATCAGAGCCGTTATCAATATGCCTTACCGAATATCCACCGGTCAGATCTTTAACCAAAGCATCAACGACCGCCTGTTGCTGCACGCGAGAAGTACCGAGCAAAACGAGAATCATCATTGTGTAAGGCTCCCCAGCGCAGCATTACGGGCCTCAGCAATCGCCCGGTGAATCAGCTGTAGATCACCAGCGTCTTTTCCATCTTTAGCCAGCAAGGCAACAGCAGAGCGCACCTCACGGACCGTTACATGTGTGTGAGCCCAGCGGGCCGTAATTTTTTCGCCATAAAGGTTGCAGCGCTCAGGGGATAAATTCAGCTCTTTAAAAAGCTGTTTCAGGCGGGAAATATCACGAACAAAAACAGAGCCAGTTAACCGACGAATAGTAGGCTCTTTGTCCTGTGCTACTTCTAATTTTTTAGTCACAAATGTCTGTAATAAATGACGAAAATCTATCTGGTTATCAGAACACTCTATTAACCGTTGTTGGCTCGCTGGCGTGGGATAACGGGCGGCACGGAACCAGGCCCCCAAAGAGGAGACCGAGAAGTTAAATTTAGCCGCACATGCCCGCTGGCCACCATGCTGTGTTACCCAATCCTGTAGCGTCACATCGCCCCCCAAAAAAACTACAATTAGGGATCATAATTAACCACACTCTGGGATTTATCAAGATAAAAAACGACTTTTTGTAGTCATTACGTGAAATGCCTACAATATGTGTTACGCTGACTACAATTTGAGGCGGAACTCTACTGAAATGAATGACGAAAAAATTACGATGGCTATCCAGGTAGGAAACCGGATCAGGCAAAAACGGCATGAGGCTAAATTGTCAGTCCAAGACCTTGAGGATCGTACTGGCATCCCTCGAAGCACTATCCAAAACTACGAGGCGGGTATACGGCTAGCCCCGCTGAAAAGTATGAAAACACTGGGGGCAGCGTTGAAAGTGTCCCCGGCATGGCTGGCCACACTCAGTGATATGGAAGGGGAAAGCGACTCCCTCGCGTTCTCACCGCTTCCACGTATCGGCTCACCCGAGCCGCTTACCTCCGTTGCGTTTAACACGTCTTTAATTGAGACCAAGCGCCTGAGAGTAAGTGATCTGGTAACAATGAAAGTCGAAGATGATTTGTTATCGCCAGATCTACCAAAAGGGGCCGAAGTCCTGATAGATACATCTGTAAAATCTATAGAAAAGACTGATATTTATGCTATCAAAGATGATTCAGGTCGAATAATGTGCTTATGGGGTCGAAAAGAGATCGGTAAAAATGAGTGCCTTATCTACGCTACAAATGACACTCATTTCCCACCGATTCGGATTACTGAATCAGAAAAGGTCGAGATTGTAGGTCGAGTTGTCACGATCGTTATGTGGCGTTAACAGGAAGCACGCGCGCCGTGCTTTTTGTTGCTTAAAATAACCACACAGCGGGTCAAAAACTACATATTGAGAAGCGCTATATGAAACAGGAACAATACCCCGCGTACACCATGCTAACCAATTCAGCTCTCTCCAACGCCCTAGCCCTTGAGTGCATGATCGAAGCGTATATAGACGAACAAGAAACGGGCCTTCTGGAATCAGCGTTCTGTATTGCCAGTGAACAGGTAGCGATTATCCGCAGCATTCGGGACATATCAGAGTCAGGCCTGATACCGGAAATTATAAAACTGTCGGCCCGCTCGATTGGAGTGTCGCTCATGGTCTCCTCACTATCAGAATCCATCGAGAACGACGAAAAAACCGAATCAAGCGGAGAGCTACCAGAAGCAATTTTGACAATGATTAAAGGTTGTATTTTATCCATAAAAACAATGCGTTGCAATATATAAAATAAATAGCACTTGCGGGCTAAGGCCCGCCCTTATAAAGATATAAATATATATTTATATCATCATGTATTGCCTCCCCGCCCCTCCTGTTGTATGCTCCCATCCGTGATATAAATATATATTTATATCAAACCATCATAGAAACGGAGTCTCGACAAATGACCATTTCAATAGCCTTTGCATCCGGTAAAGGTGGAGTAACAAAATCAACCCTGGCCCGCGCCGTGGCCGTCTCATATGCAAAAGCTGACTGGAAAGTCATGGTTGGTGATCTGGATATAGGCCAGGCCACTTTTGCTAACTGGATGCGCCGCAGAATGAGCGCTCAGCTTGAGCCGGTGTTTGATGTACTGTCACTGGGAACGGTAACTCAACTGAAAAAGCACCAAGACAGCGAACAATATGATCTGGTAGTCGTCGACTGTGCCGCGTTTGCGTCAAAGTCCACCATCGAGATCGCCAACCAATGCGCCCTTACCGTTATCCCAACGTCGTTTAGCCTTGATGACCTTGAATCCACCGTGAACACTGCTAACAGTCTGGTTCGCGCTGGCGTTCCTACAGAGAAGTTAGCGATCGCCTTTAGTGGCGTATCAGAGAACGAATCCGATTACGAGGGCGCACGCGCCTACCTGGGGAAAACACCCTATATAGTTATTGATGGATTCATACCCCGTAAACCGGCCCTCAGCAAGGCACAGGACACAGGGCGTAGCATTGTTGAATGTCAGTATGCCGCACCACGCCAACGCGCTGAGCATGTAATTCAGGGCATTATTGACCGTGTAGAAGCATTAACCGCGTAAGGAGTAAATCGAATGGCCGCGCCAAAAACCAAGCCACCAGCACGCAAAGTAACTAACAAAGGGGAGCCGCCAAAGCTGGAAGATACAGCGGCGGGTATTGAAACGACGGCCAAAGCAGGACGGGAGTCTGATGGAGGAAAACAGCTACTTTTACGGCTCGATCCAGAGACTCACCGCGAGTTTAAAACTTATGCGTCATCGAACGATATCAAAATGAAAGAGTTGTTTGAGAAGATGTTCGCATTCTACAAAGCCAATCACAGCTAATTACAGTGAGGTGGCCACCGTTGGAGCGGTAGCCACCTCGACACAACAAAGGGGTGTTTGTTATGTCTGAACAGCAATATACAAGGTTATTCCGCACACGTCTAAAAGACCTCAACCGTCTCCCCGTTGGGCGACTGATGGCCCTGCTATCAACCCGCCCTGAGTGGGTCCGAAATGCTGTTATCAAAAGCCTGATGCGCGCCAGCGCTTAATGAGAGGGAACATCGATGACTAATGACCAAATTCAATTTCAACACATGCTGGAACAGTACCCAAGCCTTGCCGTGTACTGGAATTTTGAAGCGCGAGAAGTGAAAGTTAAAACGCCGGACGATCTCCCTTTGAGTAGTGGAGAAAAAATCCTTATGAGGTTCTTCCTGTCCGTGTGGTTTGGGCGGAACGTGGATTTTGACATAACCCGCGCAGCCGGTGTTTTAAGCACAGAAAACAAACGGATTATCACTCAGTGGTTCTTAGACCCGTTCTGGCCATAACTAAAACACATGCCGGGGCAATGCTCCGGCATGAACAAATTGCTTAATCCAATGATATCAAGCAAGGGTATAAAATGAGCGAGAATCGAATTCTACAAACGCTAAAGCACCAGGCTTTGCGAAGGGCTATCGGAGAGCTAAAAGCTGCGCTTGAGGCTTCATACGACGAATATCAAAACGGCCCAAATCCAATCAGAAACGAGCTGGATGAGATCATTTTTGAATGTATTGATAAGCTGGAATCCAATATTTAAAACATTCCCCGTGAGCGTAAAAATACGCTCACGAACAAATTACTTGATTCTGCCAGCTGGGGCGCTCTATTTGTCGCCAACCAGCGATGACACGATGAGAGGTTTAATCTCATGGGTAGTCAGCACTGAAACGCTGATGGGGATGAAGGGCTAGCCAGGCTCGACCGCGAACGCTAGCACGCCTACGGCGTGAGCTCGTCTGCTGCGCAGCCGAAGTCCTTTCCACCTTCATCAACGCATTTTATACTGTGCATCATGTACATACCGCGACCCGCAAAGCTTCTGTTCCAGCACAACGAAGGCTGGGAACGCTTCCTCGAGAAGAATGGTCATCAACTCTCTGACTGGACCAAACTCTCTGTCGAGCGCATGCTTGCCTGCGGGACCTGCGCCATGGGCGTTCGCCGCTATAGCTGCAGCTCACCTGACTGTACCCACTCTCGTTTTCTCTGTCAGACCTGCAAGTCCAAGGCCTGCAGCAGCTGCGGCCTCAAAGCAGTGGATTGCAGAGCAGCAGCACATTCTGCCTGACTGCGACTGGCAACATATCACCTTCACCATGCCGCACCTGCTGTGGCCGTTCTTCAACAACAACTGGCCACTGCTCAATGACCTGTTTCGCTGCGCCACCCGCGCCATGCTCAGGCACGCGCGCAAGCTGGGCATCGAGGTCGGCATCTTCTGCGCCCTGCACACCTACGGACGCCAGCTCAATCAGCACCCGCACATCCACGTTTCCATCACCCGCGGCGGTCTCGATGTCAAACACGCAGTCTGGCGCGATCTGTTTTTCAAAAAACAGCAGGTTGAAGCCATCTGGCGCGGTGCCGTTATCCGCCTGCTGCGTGCCAGCTACGATCGCGTCAATCCCGGCAAGCTGCCCAACCTCGGTCATATCCGCGATGCGAAGCAGTGGAAGCGTTACCTGCAGGCGCAATATCAGCGTCACTGGAAGGTCCACTTCGCTAAAAAGACCCGCGGTGCCTGGCGCAGCGTGAAATATCTGGGCCGCTATCTGAAACGGCCGCCGGTGGCGGCGTCGCAGCTCCGCCATTACCGTGGTGGTTCGGTTGTTCATCAGTATTACGACCACAACACGCAGCAGCACAAACGCCAGAAACTGAGCCAGGAGGAGATGCTGTGGCGTTACGTCAGCCACATCCCGTCCCGACACTTTAAAATGGTGCGCTACTACGGCTTCCTGGCCAACCGCAAACGCGGCACGCTGCTGCCGAAGGTCTACGACGCGTTGGAGATGACGCCCCGTGAGAAACCGCAGAAGCCGGGGTTCGCGGTGCTGATGAAAGCCTTCCTGGGTACCGACCCGTACCAGTGCATTCTGTGCAAGGGCCGACTGCGTTTTGCCGGCGCCGTGGCTGGCGAGCACGCCACCAAAATGCTCTCTGACAGGCTGCATCAGAGGGCGATAAAGCGATGGCTTCAGACCCCGGCTTTGGATAAGTGCGCCTGAAAAATGGGTTTTCGCTTAAAAACACGGCAAAACTGGCATTTTTACGCGTAATCGCTCACTAAGCCCCGCCATCTGAGAGAGTGTCACGCTACGATCTATGGTTATGGCTCTCAAAAATGGTCGATTCAATCTCCTAACCATGAACGAAAAATGATGAAATAAATGTATTGTGACGCGTCACATATGCAGAAAGGGCCGCTCTTTGCGGCCCATTTTTTATCAATTCATTTCACTAAGCGCCGTAGAAAAATCAGCCTCATAGAGATAAACAGTGAAGGAATCGCAAAAGTAGTAAGGGCCGCTGATCACCATACGATTTTCGTCCATGTAGACGGATGCGCCATCCTGATTCTCTTTCAGCCAGGTTAACGCGGCCTCAGCGTCAGAACGTCGGCTTGATGAATCGTAGGCGTCATCGATACGCATTACAGAGGAACAATGAATAATGCCTTTAGCCTCAGCAAGGATAGAAGCAATTTTTTTGAAAGCGTTACGGCGAATAGTTACATAGCTCATTGGTGTATCTCCTCATATGGCCCTGACGTTGTGTCCGGCCGATGTGGAGATAATAGGACTTTTAGTCCTATCATGCAAGCTATTTTTGATATAAATATATATTTATATCTCACTCATAGACGGTCATTGAGCAGGGCTTTAAGCCGCTCCTCGTCGCCGTTGTTCGAACGCCAACCCATCGTTAATCCATTCCATAGGAAAAATACCCCCTGAGCCAGGGAGTGATAATCATCAGCCTTATACGGTTTATCTTTTAATATTTTGGCCGCTTCCATAAAACTAATGATCTCCTTTTCGGCGTATGTTGTTATCTCTTCATAGGTCCACGTTTTCATAACAACTCCTGTATCCAGATGTAGATAAGGCTGGGTTTCCCCAGCCTCTCAGTCAATGAGCTCTACCGGTATTATTCAGCGCCACAACTTGGCATATCCCCGCCCAGGTCTTATATTTTTTCTCAACCTCTTTCAGGCTATTGAACATCGTAACGCCGGGACCATTGTAAGCACGGCGCGCCGCGTTATCACAGAACATTTCCCACTGGTCCCAGTCTGCATGGTAACGCAGAGTCATCTTGTTTCCACGGGCTTCCAGGTAGTAAGTGCCATCGTTCTGGAGAGTGATCGCTGGGGCGGCTTTCTTAGTCATGTTGTTTATCTCTTCAAATAGCCTTGACGGTGCGTCCGGCCGATGAATAGATAATAGGACTTTTAGTCCTAATGTGCAACTCATTTTTGATATAAATATATATTTATATCTTAACGATATCGAAGGCGGTGTTATCGGGGATTATCCCCAGCCCCGCCGCATACACCAGTAGACACCAGCCGCCGTAAGTCGGAGCCGGTGCGCCCGCTTTCCATTTACGTATGTTCCGTGGGTCAACGCCTACGTACTGGCCAGCCTGGGATTCAGTGAACCCCGCCAGCTGTAGAACTAAACGCACATCATCAGGGGAGGGGCGCGCCCATCCATTAGAGAACGGGCACAAGGTGGCTGGGTTTAACCCTTGCTCGATGGCGCGCGCCTGAGCGTTCATGATATCAGCCGTAGTCATAATGGTTCCTTTGGCAAAAAGGCCCCCGAAGGGGCCTGTTTTTATAAATGAGTGTCCAAACCTGTCAGTTCAGTAAAGGTGGACTGTAATTCATCGCAATATACATTTTCCACTGTGTCCACCAGCTGGGCATTCATCCCACGAATTTTCCACGCCTTGATAGTGTAAGTATCAGCCGGGGTCAGCTCGATCCAGAGGCGAGAGATCCCGTTTTTCACGTAATGCGCTTTCTTCGGCAAATCCAGCTGTAAACCAGATTTCAGGGCCATGTAATTTTTAGCGCCGGTCATAACAGTAAAGCGACGGCCGCCCAGCTGGGAAAGGATGATGTTTGCGATTTCGATTGAGGTCATGGTTTCTATCTCTTCAAATGGCCTTGACGATGTGTCCGGCCGATGAATAGATAATAGGACTTTTAGTCCTACCATGCAAGCCACTTTTGATATAAATATATATTTATATCATTCCCCATCACCTAATATTAATTTTTAGCGCTTCGGCGTGAGCTGCCTCGATAGCCTCCGCTCGTTCTGCCGCTGTGTTATGGAATACAAAGCGAGCTTGGCGGGCGTTCAGGTTTCGTGCGGCTTCCATATCCAGAGCTTCGGCATAGGCGGCTTCAAGAGCGCGGCGGCGCTGAATCTCGTTATCTAATTGAGTAAAAGAAGGATAAGACGCGAGAGCAAGCCAGGCGCAGGCGTATCGCTTTTCCTCTTCCAAAGCTTCGGCGTGACACGCCTCAAAAACATCATCCGTATTGTGTTTGTCTTTCAGACTGATTCCAAAGATTACGCGGGCTTCGTGAATTGCGCGTTGTTCTGGAGTGATTTTAGCCCACTCAATGGCAGCGGTCATTTCTAGCGCTTCGGCGTGGTCTGCATCTGCAATTGCGGAAATGACCTGTGCGATTACACGCACTCCATTAACTCGCATCCAGATCGGATAACCTGTTTCCGTATGAATACGGGAGGTTTTAACTTCTACCTCCATGCGGGAAGTGAACAGGCGATACTCTTTACCGTTGTCTAACTTAATGGATTTGATCATCTTGTCTATCTCCTCATGTAGCCCTGACGTTGTGCCCGGCCGATGAGTAGATAATAGGACTTTTAGTCCTATCATGCAAGCCATTTTTGATATATTTATATAAATATATCTTTATATCTTCCATGTAAGGTCTGATCCCTTCGCTTTTTTTATTGATGTGTCACATCTTTAACGGTAGCATTCATGGCAAACCCATTATTGATGTGACACATGAATAACCAAGTCTCAACGCGCCTCTCTGGTGTGCAAAAAGATATTCTGTTTGTGCTGTATGGTCTGACGGAACGTAAGAACGTCGATGGCCCGATACCGGCTATGCAACTTTTAGATATTCTCAATCGTGGGCGGTTTAACCCAGTGGCCGATACCAATTTTCGGCGTTCCTGCCATACGCTGACGCAACATGGTTTACTCAATAAGTACCGCGATCGCCAGTCCCTGAAACTTGCTTTCGGGCTGACTAACGCCGGTAATGAGAAAGCTCAGGATGTTTATCAAAATCGCATTTCAGAGATGAATGATCATACGTAACAGTGATCAGATAGCCCGCGCGCGTAGCGGGCTATCTGGCATTCAGTAACGCCGCTCCAACTCATGGCGGGCAGCATCAGCCAGAAAGCCGCTACGAGAGGCATAAAGTCCACCAGATTTTTCAACGATATAATCAATCCGCGCCAGCAGGCCACCAGATAAAGTGATCTGGACTCGTTTGGCTTTACTGTCAAATTTAGTCATGTCGATAGAAACGCCAGCCCAGATACCGCCCTGGCAGTCCTCATCATTGAGATAGTTTTCCATCGGCGCACCTTCTGGGATCTCGCAACCTTCATCAGCACTAAACTCAAAGTGAGCATTTAACGCGCTGTGGGCATCGGCTAACGCCTCTTCGAACGATTCCCCCGCGAAAATACAACCCGGCACGCCTGGGAAAAATCCGCTATAGCCGGGACCCATTTCTGTTTTGTGGATATATGCTGGATAAAACATAATGTTGCTCTCACTATGGCGAGGATGGCCAGCGGCCACCTCCGGTTATTTTTTGAGTCCTGCCGTTTTTAAAATTGAATTAAGCGTTCCTTTGCTTAATTCTGATTTGGGATGCGGCACCGTTACCACGCTGGGGAAGTCCGGGTGTTTAAACTGGTGATGACTACCATTTACCCGTTTCAGTTCCCATCCCTGAGCTTCAAGCATCTTTATTAGATCCGCACTCCTCAACGTTCTGTCCCCGACCAAATTTCAATGTGTACATTATACACATCAATGAAACAATGACAAGTCTGTGTGTATGTAATGTGTATCAGAAGGATGATTTAGCGAAAATCGGCGCTATTTAACATAATGGATCTTATCGGCACCAGGCCGGGAGCACTCGTTACAATATTG